TCGTAAGAAAGAAGAATAAAACCCAAGCGATAAGGAGGAATGACTTGAATGAAAAAAATAAGGAACTTAAACAACAGATAGAGATAGAACAGAGTACCCTTAACTATTCTTTAGAGAAGTATGATAACGACTTTAAGACCACTATAAGACAAGGTAGAGTAGGAGATACTAAAGAAGCTACGTTAATAATCAAAGGAAACCTTAAGCTAGTAGAGGATTATTTAGATAGTCTATATACTACTAAGGGTTTAAAAGGAAAACAGAAACTAGCTGTATCGGTCTTTAAAGACTTCTACAAGGTTAAGAAAGACCTAGCCTATGTCATCATTAAGAACGTTATAGCATTGGCTTTAAAGACTCCTGAGACACCTTTACTAAGGTTTTCTAAGAAGCTGTTTGATTCTTTTATTATGACAACTAAAGTTATTCAGTTAAAGGAAACAGATCCTAATTATTATTCTTATATTGAGAATAGGTATAAGGATTCCAAAAGTATTATGGATAGTAATAAGATCAAGGCCTCTAAGGACTATAGGATAGAAGCACTAGAGAAAGAAGAAGTAGCTAATTATGTTGGTATACTCCTTATGGATATAATTACTAAGTCAGGCTGTGATCTTATAGAAGTGTTTAGAGCAGAAGGTAATGCCTTGATGGTTAAACCTAGTAGTAATGTTATTAGTATATTGTTGATGAGTAAAAACTATTTCTTAACTAATAATATAATATACAAGCCTATGGTTTATCCTCCTAAAGACTGGATGGAACTAAAGGATACTGGAGGTTACTATAGTTATCCTAAAGTAACAAAGTTTATAAAAGCCCATGATAAGGACTTTGATTACATTTGTTATAGGATTCAACCAGACCTTAGCAGACTTCTAGGGGTAGTTAATAAGTTACAGAAAGTACCTTTTAGAATAAATAAGAGAGTATTAGAGGTTATAAACTATATTAGCGATAAGAACCTTGTAGATCCTTCAAGTACTGAAACTAATCCTATCCTATATGGAGACATTCCTTATGGTGATGTATTAAATAGTTATGATTTACACCCTAAAGAGAGGTTTGGCTTACTTGATAGTAATGGTATGTTTAAGGATAAGCAGGACTATATAAGATGGAAGAAGGTGTTTGAAGATCAAGAACTTAGAAATAAAAGAATACAGTCTAAGAGATTATCTTTTTCTATGGCTTTACAGTTAGCTAATATATATAAGGAATATGATAGGTTCTATTATACATACCAATTAGACTTTAGAGGTAGGTTATACCCTCTACAACAACACTTAAATCCACAAGGTAATTGTGTTATTAAGTCCATGTTGGAGTTCGCTGACGGAGAGCCCCTAACTGATGAAGGAGTCTATTGGTTAAAGATACATGGTGCTAATTGTTATGGTTATGATAAGTTAAGCTATGAAGATAGAATAAGGAGAATAGATGAGAAAGAAGAAGAAATCAAGAAGATCGCAGAAGACCCCTATACGTTCCTTAAAAGTTGGAATGAAGCAAAAGAGCCGTTACTATACCTCAGCTTTTGTTTTAGTTACGCTGATTACCTCGCTGATCCTACAAGTATATGCGTTAATCCAGTAGCCTTAGACGCTACTTGTAGTGGTATCCAGATCTATAGTGGATTACTTAAGGATAAGAAAGGAGCTATGGCTGTAAATGTTATTAATGGAGATCAAGATAAACCTAATGATATTTATAAGGACGTAGCAGATCAGGTAGAGCTAGATTTAGCTAATGAGGAGTTTGATAAAACTATAGACTATACTACTAAAGATAAAGTATCTCACAGTACTTCTACATTAATAGAAGCTAATAGTTTAAAGGGCAGGGTGACTAGAAAGCTCACTAAAAGGAATGTTATGACTCAACCGTACTCTGTTACTAGGTTAGGTATGGTTAATCAACTTAAAGAGTTACTAACAGAATATGAAGATAATAACGATATATTTTGGAAGGGAGATAAATGGGTAGTAGCTACTTTGTTAGCTAACATGAATCATAAAGCTATCAGTAAAGTAGTTAAAGGGGCTATTATAGGTCAAAGTCTTATAAAGGAAGTCCTTAGAGAACATCTTAAAGATCACGATAGAGCCTTATGGTTTACTCCTTTTTTTAGATTTCCTGTTCTACAAAATATAAAGAAGTCTAAAAGAAAGAGACTTAATAGTCCTTTTGGGAGTTTAGTACTATATTCAAGAACTAAGGAGGTACACTATAGGAAGATGATAAATGGAATAGCTCCTAATTATATACATTCATTAGATGAGACATTACTTTTCAGGACTGTGGAGCTATGTCAAGAGCAGGATAAGAATGATTTTATGTTAATACATGATAGTTTTGGGATGAAACCTAATGATATACCTACTATGAATGTAGCTGTTAGACAAGCATATTATGAGTTGTTTAGTAGCAATCCATTAGAAGATTGGTGTAATCAATTAAGTCCTGATATAATACATAAAATAAAGGAGGGTATGATTAATGATTTAGATCTTGAAGAAGTTAAGGATTCTAGGTATATTTTCAGCTAACCTTAAAGTTTCCTTAAAGCGTTGCCCATAAGGGGATAACTAAAAGAAAAGATAAAGACACTTATAGATACTAAAGGAGAGTATATGAGTAAATTAAAATTATTACCTGAGTTTTATGAGAGGATAGATAAAGCTGAGGAAGACTTAGGTAAGATATGTAATGACTTAAATATAAGCCTTCGTACTGGATATAGATGGCTTAAGAGACCTAAAGTAGAGGAGAAACCTACTACATCATTATCTATTGATGAGTTATTATCTATTAGAGATACAATATTTAAAAACAAAACTAGATCAGAAAACTACAAGTCAGGAACTGATGTAGAGTTTAAGGATAATCTACCTATTGGTATCCTTCACTTTGGAGATATGCACTTAGATAGTGATGGGGTAGATCTACAATTAGTTGATTCCCATATAAAACTACTAAAAGAGACTCAAGGTCTTTATGGAGGTAACTTAGGTGATACCACTAACAACTGGGTAGGGTTCTTAGGTAAACTATATGGTGAACAACACACTACAGTTGAAGAGAGTATACAGCTAATTGAGCATTATATTGGTAAGAATTATTGGCTATATACTATTGTAGGTAATCATGATAAATGGAATGGAGGTGAATATGTAATAAGACAAGCAACTAAATATAGTGGAGTCACAGGTGATGATATTAGGCTTATCCTTAAGTTTCCTAATGGTTCTGAGAATACCCTAAGAGCACGTCATCACTTCAAAGGATCTTCACAATATAACAATGCACAAGGATCGGTTAAGGAAGCCTTATTAGGAACTAGAGACGATATTATAATTCATGGGCACACTCATAGCTTAGGTTATTCTATAGTACCTCAACCAGAGACTAAGAAAATCTCCCATGCTTTATCTGTAGGTAGTTATAAACAGATAGATAGTTATAAGATAGATATGGGGTTTAGAGATGATAATATTAGTCCTTGTGTGGTTACTATTATAGATCCTAATCTACCTATGACTAACCTCGATAGGATTAAGGTGTTCTTTGATCCTTATGTGGGAGCTAATTATTTAACAAAATTAAGGAAAGGATATGACTTATAAAGAGAAAGTTAGAGAGCTATTGAATGATGTCTTTATTGATATAGATCAGATAAAAGACGAAGTAAAGAAGTTAAGGGCTAGGTTAGGTGTATTACACACCTTACAAGATATAGTATTTGAGAATTATACATTAAAAACAAAGGAAGAGAACAATGAATAGACCAGAAAAACCATTCACAGTCAAAGGACAAAGATTAGTAAGCCCTAAAGGTAATGCTAAATGGTGTCATATTCAAGAGCCTGATAGATCTTTTGAACCTTTAGGAGACTATAAGGTAGATTTAGTATGTGACCCTGATGATCCTACAGTTAAAGCTTTTATTGATAAGTTAGAGAAACTTAGAGATCAAGCATTCATTGAGACTAAAGGAAACCTTAAAGGGGCTAAGGCTAAACAGTTGAATAAAGCAGAAGTCTTTAAAGAAGAGGAAGATCAAGAGGGAGAACTTACTGGTAATGTTATCTTTAAGTTTAAATTAGGTAAAGTAGATAATAGAAAGAAAGGGCAGGATAGAGTATCTGTTATTGATGCTGATCGTAATGTTATAGCTGTACAAGATATTCCTCTAATTGGTAATGGTTCTGTTATTAGATGTAAAGCCTATGTTAATCCTTATTATATGGCTAGTACTGTTACTGTAGGTGTTAGTCTTATCTGGGAAGTAGTACAGATCATTGATCTTGTAGAGTATGGAGGAGGCTCTACTACAGATGGGTTTGATGACGAAGATGGTTATACTTCTGTGAGTGAAGAAGCTAGTGGGTTTGATGATGAAGGAGATCAAGAAGATGACTTCTAGGATACTTTATGTATCCTTACCTTTATACATAGAGACCGGTGTTAGAAAGAAGAAGAAACACTATTTAACTCTTAATAACTACCGTAACTGGCAGTTTAGAGTTAGTAATAATATTAAGAAGGTATATACAGCACAAGTAGGGAAGTTGCTTAAGGATATTCCTAATCTTTCCACGCCTATCAGCTTATCTTATACTATATATTATATGAATAGACGTAAGTTTGATTTAGATAATTATGGTGCAGTAGCTTCTAAGTTCTTTCAAGATACTTTAGTTACCTTTAATAAGATACCTGATGATGATTATGATAATGTAGTAGAGGTAGTCTTTAAGTTTGGTGGGATAGATAAAGAAAATCCTAGAATTGAATGCAGTATAAAGGAGATTTAGATGGATTACTATAATGAGTTTTGCTACATTATGAATTCTTTAGTTAATGAAGTAAAATACCTAGAACGTAGAGTAGAATACCTAGATGAAAAGTGTAAAATAGAACAAGAAGCACTTAAGCAGATGGAGAAGGAAGGCTTAAGAGTTTCTAGGATAGATAAAAGAGATGAGTATTCTGTTGAGGCAAGGGCTCTAGGAAAAGTTGCTAAAAACCTGAGAGCAGCCCTAGAAAGTTCTGATAGATATTCAGAGCTCTTAGACGATTATGGTGTACAAAAGGGAGATTAACGTGTGGAAAGAGAGAATCAAGGAGAGTTTCTATACCATACTTCATGTCCTAAATGTGGTTCTTCAGACGGTAATAGTGTCTATTCTAGTAACACTACTTTTTGCTTTAGCTGTAATACTTGGTCTACTTTGGATGGTGTACAACCCCAAAGAAAGACCTCTAAGGATTCCATAATGGGTAAAGAAGTAGAACTATTAGAAGGTGAGTATACTGAACTAAAGAAACGTAAGATACCACAGAAGATATGTAATAAGTATGATTATACTTTAGGGACTGATAAAAATGGTAATAAATGTCAGATAGCTAATTACTATAATAAAGAATCTCAATCTATAGCCCAAAAGCTTAGATATAGTGATAAAAGCTTTAAGTTTATAGGGAAACCTAAAGAGACTTTATTGTTTGGACAACAGTTATTTGGTGAAGGTGGTAAGGTAGTAACTATTACTGAGGGAGAATTAGATGCCTTATCTGTAGCTACTGCTTGGGAAGGTAAGTATCCTGTAGTATCTATACAGAATGGAGCAGGATCCGCTAAGAAAGAGATCTCTAAACAGATAGATTGGCTAAATACTTTTGAAAGTATAGTTATATGGTTTGATAATGATGATGCAGGTAAGGAAGCAATAGAACAAGTAGTACCTTTATTTCCATCAGGTAAGGTTAAAGTAGTAACCCATAGTAAATATAAAGATGCTAATGAAGTATTAGTTAATGAAGGTATCTCTGGTATTGTAGATACTTTCTATAAGGCTAAAGAGTTTAGACCTGATGGTATTGTAGTAGCTAGTGATTTAGTAGAAGATGCTATAAAACCTACTGAATGGGGAACATCATGGGTCTTTGAAGGTATTACTAAGGCTACTTATGGTAGGCGATTAGGAGAACTTCATCTACTAGGTGCAGGTGTAGGTATAGGTAAGACTGATTTTATTATGACTCAAATAGCCCATGATACAACTAAAGCTAATCTTAAGGTAGGTACTTTTATGTTGGAACAAACACCTATAGAGACCCTTAAGCGTATAGCAGGTAAATTAGACGGTAAGCATTATCATTTACCTAATGATGGTGAAGGTCTATATAAGAACTCAGAACTTAAAGATACTATAGAATCCATCAATAGTAGCGGTAATCTGTTTATGTATGATAGCTTTGGTGCTATCGATTGGGAAGTAATTAAGAGTAAGATAAGGATTATGCACCATAACTTAGGAGTCGATTACTTCTACTTAGATAATATAACAGCTATTACGGCACAAGCTAGTGATGAGAGAAGATTCTTAGATGGTTTTATGGAAGAGTTAGCTAGTCTTTGTAAAGAATTAAATATATGGATACTAGCTATTAGCCATCTTACTACTCCTTCTAAGGGAGCTTCACATGAAGAAGGTGGTAGAGTAGAAGCTAAACAGTTCACAGGCTCTAGGGCTATTATGAGATGGGCACACTATATGTTTGGACTAGAGCGTAATAACCAACACGCAGATAAAGAGGAACGTAAGAAGACTATCTTTAGGTGTCTTAAGGATAGGTTTAGTGGTCAAGCAACTGGCAAGACTTTTAGTCTAAGGTATGATGATTCTAATGGACTTCTTAGGGAAGTAGATGAGGAATGGGATAGTGTGGCACAAGAGGAGGAAGTGAATGAAGACTTCTAAAGGTAGATACTTAATTAAAACAAAATATAACCGTGATGACTATAAGGTATTTCATATATTTGATACTCGAAAATGGTTCTACAGATTAAGAGGCAAAACAATAAACTTAAATCCATACGTTTATGGTAGACCGCACTGTACTGAAGAAAATGCCTTGAAAAGGTATAAAGAAATATATGAAGGAGTATATTATGATTAAAATGAGAGACGAGTTATATACTTTAAGAGCTGAGGTTAAAATATATAGGAAACATTTCAATGAACCAGATAGTCTTTGATATAGAAACAGATGGTCTCCTCCTAGACTGCACTACTGTATGGTGTATAGCTATCAAAGTTAATGATAATCCTACAGAAGTCTATACCCTTAATCCTATTAAAGGCTCAGCAGGGGGTATAGAAGACGCTCTAAGGCTTTTAAAGACAGCAGACGTACTAATAGGTCATAATATTATAAACTTCGATCTACCTGCCTTATTTAAGCTTTATGAGGTATCTTATGATTGTAAATTATTTGATACTATTATAGCTAGTAAACTAGTCTATCCTAATATGCTTATGATAGATAGTAATAATAGTAAGCTAGGTAAGCTTATGGGATCTCATAGTCTTAAGGCTTGGGGAATTAGATTAGGTAACTATAAAGATCAACATGAGGACTGGACTAAGCTTACTGAAGATATGGTAGAATATTGTAGACAAGATGTAGAGGTTAACTATACTCTCTATAATAAGCTATTAACTAAGAATATTCCTGATGAAGCTATGAGACTAGAGCAAGAGTTTGCTAAGATCATACAGAGACAAGAAGCTAAGGGTTGGCTGTTTGATGTTGAGAAGGCTAAAGAGCTTCATGTAGAATTGCTTAAGGAGAAGGAGAAGGCTCTTGAAGAATTACTTAAGGTCTTTAAGCCTATTAAGACTTGGTTTCCTTTAAATGAGATAAATAAGTATAAGAAAGATGGAAGCTTAACAGTTAACTATCAAAAACAATTAGATAAAGGAGCTTGTTATAATGATGCTTTAGAATGGGGGTACTATCAAGAAGTAGGGTTTAATCCAGGCAGTGGTGCTCAGATATATAGGTGGGTGACTCATTACTTTGGTAAGCAGGATTGGGAGTTTACAGAGAAGGGAAGCCCTAAGACTGGTGAGAAAGATATACTTAAGTTATTCTCTGATAAGGATTGGGCTAAACCTTTAGTTCATTACTTCAATGTTAAAAAGTTACTAGGACAACTAGCCGAAGGCAGCAATGCTTGGCTTAAGCTAGTAAGGGATGACAATAGAATACATGGTAGTGTAGATACTTTAGGAGCAGTTAGTCGTAGATGTACCCACAGGTATCCTAATGTAGCACAAGTACCTTCTAATAAAGCTTATAAAGGACATGAGTGTAGGTCATTATTTATATGTCCTGAAGGTTATAAGATAGTGGGGTGTGATGCTGATGGTTTAGAGCTTAGAACACTTAGTCACTACATGGCTAAATATGATGGAGGTAAATATGCTGAAGCTGTAGATAAAGGAGATAAGGATCAAGGTACTGATATTCATACAATGAATCAGAAAAGTGCAGGACTTCCTACGAAAGAGGACGCTAAGACATTTATCTATGCCTTCCTTTATGGGGCAGGTGATGAGAAGATAGGTAGTATTGTAGGAGGTTCTTCTAAAGAAGGTAAGAAACTTAAGAATAAGTTCTTTAAACAGATACCTGCCATTAAACAGTTAGTAGAAGCTGTTAAGACTAAAGTAGATCAACAAGGGTACTTAAAGGCTCTTGACGGTAATAAGTATTTTATTAGATCCTCTCATATTGCTCTTAATACTCTGCTACAAGGAGCAGGTGCTTTAGTAATGAAATACTACTGTGTCTTACTAGATAAAGAATTACAACTTCTTTTTAAGGAAGGTGTAGATTATGAGTTTATAGGTAACATCCATGATGAAGTACAGATAGAATGCATGGAAGATATAGCTGACTTGGTAGCTAAGATATGCGAGAGAACTTTTGATTTAGTTACAGAGGAACTTAACTTTAGGATACCTCTAAGAGGGTCAGCCGATATAGGCGATAACTGGTCAGAAACACATTAAGGAGTAGTTATGGAGTATGAATTAGTTACAAGTTTTATTTTAATAGATAGTAAATATCAAGTTACTACTATGATGTATATATTATTTTAAGGAGAAAAAGAATGAGTTTGATTGAGATTGCTAAATGGAATTATGATAGAAATGATTTAGAGTGTGACTTTGAGTTAGAAGAGAATATGTTTGATGAGGAAGCTTACGAGTTTAAAATAGCTCTTAAGGATTATTTAAGAGATGATAACTTATTTAAACAAACAGCTGTTGTTGACATGATTGATGCTTATTGTGATTGTAACTTTGTACATAGTGGATCTATAGCTAAAGCCATAAATAACTTTATGTATCTTAATGTTGAGGATAGAGAAAAACAGATGATCTATATGAATACCTTCATCATAGAAGCCTTAGTACGTCATGGGGTTAAAGTATATGATAAAAAAGGTAAATCTATTATTGATTACGCTATGGGTTATGTTATTGAAGCTAATAAGAATAAACCTAAGGATAAAACAAAAAATAAGGTAGAGAAAGGGAAGGATTGGGTAGACCCTAAGAAGCGTATTGAGGATCTATTAGATGAACGAGGGTTTAATAGTGATGTTGAAGAAGTTAAGAGACTACGTGAACAAGAGAAGAACACTAAGACAGTTCCTGGAACTCTTGAAGCGTTTAATGAGTTAGAAGGAGAAGAAGATGAGTAGTCCACAAGCCCACATCCATGAGATAACGAGTACTGATACGATCTTACCATCAACATCACTTAACTTAAATTCTAATGAGATTGATTTAAGACCTAAACAAGTAGGGGGTAATCACTATAGAGATATGAGAATACAACCTATTGATTATACATTAGCTAATGACTTAGGTTATTGTGAAGGTAATGTTATTAAATATGTGTCTAGGTATAGAAAGAAGAATGGATTAGAGGATTTAGAGAAAGCTAAGCACTACATTGAGATTCTTATAGGGAGGTATAAAAATGAAAAAATCTAAACTTTTAAATGTACTAGGATGGGTATGCTTATTTATCGCAATAGGGATTACTATAACAGCTATGGTGTCTCCTGATCTTGTTGCCCTTAAGGATGAAGCTAATTGGTTTATTATGATGAGTATGATATTTTCAGTACATAGTAGTGTTGAGAGAGGACTAGAACGTGGCTAGAGTTAAGATTGATTTAACAAGAGACAACTTACTAGATGATTTTGCTAAGAATCTAATCAGTAAGCATTATCTATTAGAAGGAGAGACAAGTCCTCAAGAAGCCTTTGCTAGGACAGCAGAGTATTTCTGTAAGGATAAAATTTCACCTGATGGTATACTACCTCAAAGGATATATGATTATGTATCTAAGGGTTGGTTTATGTTCTCTAGTCCTATCCTCTCTAACTCACATGATGGGAAAGGTATGCCTATTAGTTGTTTCTTAAACTATGTAGAGGATTCAATAGACGGACTCAATAACCATACAGTAGAGACTAGACTACTATCAGTAGCAGGCGGAGGAGTAGGAGGTCATTGGAGTGATATAAGGTCTCTTAATGATATTAGTCCCGGAGTTCCCGGATGGCTACATACAGTAGATTCTGATATGGTTGCTTACAAACAAGGAGCTACTAGACGAGGGGCTTATGCAGGGTATTTAGACATTAGTCATCCTGATATTGTAGAGTTTATTAAGATGAGAACACCTACCGGTGATGTTAATAGGAAGTCCCTTAACTTACATCATGGTGTTAATATAACTGATGAATTTTTAGAAGCTGTTAAGGAGGACTTAGATTTTGATCTAGTAGACCCTCATAACAACGAGACTAAAGAGACCGTAAGGGCTAGAGACCTTTGGGAACTACTATTAACTACTAGGTTCAGAACAGGAGAACCTTATCTTAATTATATAGATGAAGCCAATAGAAAGTTAAACCCTTATTTAAAAAGTAGAGGATTACAAATAAATGGTAGTAATCTTTGTAATGAAATACATCTTCCTACAGGTAAGGATTACACAGCTGTGTGTTGTTTATCAAGTGTTAATATAGCTAGGTATGATGAATGGAAAGATACAGATATGGTTAACGACTTAGTATTCTTCTTAGACCGAGTACTAGATAATTTCATAAAGAAAGGAGTTAAGCTCCCTAGTGCAGTTAAAAGTGCTAAGAGTGAAAGAAGTATTGGATTAGGGGCTATGGGGTTTGCTGATTATTTACAAAATAAAGGAATTCCTTTTGAGAGTAGTATAGCTATCTCATTGAATAGAAGTATATTTAAGCAAATAAAAGATGAAGCTGTTAATAGGTCAGGAAGAGCGGCTACAATATATGGAGAACCTGAGTACCTTAGAGGATCTAATAGACGTAATGCTCACTTACTAGCTATTGCTCCCAATGCTAATTCAAGTATTATGTTAGGGTGTTCTCCTTCTATTGAACCTAGGCTATCTAATTGCTATACTCAAAAGACTAGAGTAGGTAGCTACCTTGTTAAAAATCCTGAGCTTAAGGAATTGCTATTCTGTATAGGTAAGGATACTGATGAAGTTTGGAAGGATATTCTTAATAATGATGGATCAGTACAACACTTAGATTTCTTAAGTGATTCAGATAAGGAAATATTTAAGACAGCTTATGAACTAGATCAACGGTGGGTAGTAGATATGGCTAGAAGCAGACAAGAGTATATATGCCAAGGGCAGTCTGTTAATGTATTCTTTCCTTCTGGTACAGATAAAGGATACTTAAACTCAGTACATTTAAGAGCATTCTCTAGGGACGATAACGCTATAGGAGACCCTCTAAAAGGTCTTTATTATCTTAGGACGTCTAGCGGTGCTACAGTTGAGAAAGTATCCTTAAAGGTACAGAGAGATGCCTTAAAGGACGGAGTAGCAGGTTCTACTAATGAGTGCCTCGCTTGTGAGGGATAGTTATGGGAGTAGTAGAGTACGAATCTCCTATCTTAGCTGTATTAATAATTATATTTTTATTGACTGTGACATTAGATTATATAGATTCAAAATAGATAAAGGATATAGATGAGCAGAAGCATTTTTAAAAAGAGTAATGTATATAAGCCTTTCGACTACAGTTGGGCTGATGAGTACCGTAAGGTATCAGAAAACTCTCATTGGATAGTTGAAGAAGTAGATATGACTAAAGACTTAGAAGACTTTAGGATGGCTGATGAAGGCACTAGGCAGTTTATTAAGAATATCTTAAGTATCTTTACAGAGTCAGATCATGCAGTAGGTAATGGATACATAGGACTGATGAATGAGGTTAGGAATAGTGAGATAAGAGGGATGTTGACTAGCTTTGCGGCTAGAGAGTGGATACATCAAGAAGGATATGCTTATCTTAATGAGTCTTTAGGTCTTCCTGAGAACTACTATTCAGAGTTCTTAAAGTATCCTGAGACTGTAGCTAAAGCTGAAGCCGCTTGGTTTGAAGGATATGATAATATACAACATAAATTAGCTAAACAGGTATGCCTTGAAGGTATCTCTTTGTTTGGTTCTTTTATAATGCTTAAGAATTTTGAAAGGTTAGGTAAGTTCTTAGGGACTTGTAAGATTAATGAATGGAGTCTTAAAGATGAGACACTCCATGTACAAGGACTGTCTAGGCTATTCAGAGAGATCTGTAATGAGAGACCTGAGACAGTTAATGATGGGTTTAAAAAAGAGATATATAAGATGGTTAGGACTATAGTTAATATAGAACATTCCTTTATTGATTTTGCTTTTAAAGGATTCTCTCCTGAGGGACTAGATAAAAGAGATGTTAAGACCTATATAGAATATATAGCTGATAGACGATTAATACAATTAGGACTCAAAGAGAATTATAAGATAGGAGAGAATCCTTTATCTTGGTTCGATGAACTGACTAACGGTTCTAGCTTACAGAATTTCTTTGAAGGGAGATCAGCTGATTATGATGTAGCAGGACTAACAGGGGAATGGAGGTATTAGATGATAGCCTTAGTAGATGCTGACTCTCTTATTTACAAAGCAGGATTTACCTTTGAGGATAAGTTCTGTTGGAATGAACTAGAGTTAGAATTAGGTATAGATGAAGTCAGAGAAGAGCAAGTAACTTATGATGTCCTCCTAGCTAAGAATGCTATAGATGCTTGTATAGAAAACATAAAGTTTAATACTGGATGTGATGAGGTAGAGTTATGGCTTACATCAGGTAGTAATTTCAGATACGAGGTCTATGAGGACTATAAGAGTAATAGGAAGTCAGGAGGTAAACCTTTAGCCTATGATAGCTTATTCAAGTACCTCATAGATAAATATAAAGCTAATGTAGCCTACGGTGTAGAAGCTGATGATATAGTAGTTTTTAAGAAGACTAAGTACCCTGATGATTATTACTTATGTGCTATAGATAAGGATGTCTTACTACAGACTGAAGGGTCTCACCTTAATTATAATAATAATGATATAGTAAAGGTAACCTCTAAGGAAGCTGAAAGGTTCTTTTATTTTCAAACATTAATGGGAGATGTGACAGATGGTTATCCCGGATGTAAGGGTATAGGTAAAGTAAAAGCTAATAAGATCCTAGATGAATGCGAGAAGGAAGGGTTAGATTATTGGGAGACTATAGTAACCACTTATGAATCTAAAGGTCTTACTGAAGAGTTTGCTCTGTCTCAGGCTAGATGTGCTTCAATGCATCAAGTTTCTATAGATAAAGAAGGAAAATTTAAGATAGACTTATGGTCTCCTGAAAGTCACAAATAATACTTTAATGTGTCTTAAATGTATTAAACCTAAAAAACACCCTCTAAGTACCACCATTAAGGGCTTGGCTGAAGATACGTTGCCCATAAGGGGAGAAGATTTTTATCTTTTCAATTTATGTTCTTTTATTATTAAAATAAATAGAGCAATATAAAACACTTAAGGGGGTAAGGGGGTTACCTTAAAGAATACTATAAGACTCTTAAAGAGACTTAAAGAGGCTATAAGATATTACTACTAATTACTATTATAATTAATAATAAAGGAACTATATGGTAAATCATAAACAAGGTAAGATAAAGATAAATCAAGACACTGAAGGTATCTTAGAGACTCTTAAAGAGAGGTTTCCTGATAAACTCCCTAAGAAAGTTAAAGACATAGAGGAGGTTAATAAGTTAATTGGTAATCAAGAGGTAATCTCTTATTTAGAAGCATATTTAAATACAAAGGATAATTAATGGGAGGACTATTTGGAGGTACTCCATCAGTACAACCTATAGCGGCTACACCTGAACAAGCACCTCAGGAGTCTGAAGCTAGTGCTGTATTAGAGGAGTTTACTGATGAGGAAGCAGAAAAGAAAAAAAGAGAGACTAAAACTAAGGGTACTTCAGCTCTACAAATACCCTTAGGTACAACAACAGGTGGTAGTACTGTAGGTGTGGTATGAGTTTTGATATAAACAAAGAACTAGAGGACACTACAGCTAAAAGTAGATTCACTCAGTTAGATCAGAATAGATCTAGTGTATTAACTAGAGCTAGAGACTGCTCATCTCTAACACTACCTTCTGTATTACCTGCTGACGGTCATACAGAAGAGACTACCTTAGAGACTCCTTATCAGGGTCTAGGAGCTAGGTTAGTGAATGGCTTAGCTAGTAAATTATTATTAGCTTTACTTCCTCCTAACACTAACTTCTTTAGATTAATGATTAAGGAAGAAGTTAGAGACACAGCAGAACGTACTGGACGTACTCAGGAACTAGATAGAGCAGAGAACACATTGGTGTCTATCGAACAAGAAGCTTTAAAGCAGATGGAGAAGGAAGCCCTAAGAGTCCCTAGCTTTGAACTATTTAAGTCTCTTATTATAACCGGTAATTCTTTAGGTTATAAGACACCTACTGGACTTAAATCCTATAAACTGGATCAGTATGTAGTACAAAGAGACTTTGAAGGCAGTGTTACAGAGATTATAACTAAAGAGATGAAATCTAAATACTCCTTACCTGACGATTTACTTAATGCTATTGAGTTTGAATCTGAAGAAGAAACAGAAGTAGCTATATATACTAGAGCTGTGTTGAGAGAAGGTACTTGGTATGAGTGGCAAGAGGTAGGAGATACCCTTGTAAATAATTCATTAACTAATTACAAAAAAGAAAAGAACCCTTATATACCCTTACGGTGGACTTCTATCAATGGTGAGAACTACGGTAGAGGTCTAGTAGAACAATACTTAGGGGACTTTAGAAATCTTGAGGCATTATATCAACTAACCGTAGAGACAGCCGCCGTACAAGCTAGGACTATCTTTGGTATTAGACCCGGATCTTTAACCGACATGGATGCTTTAAACAAAGCTACTAATGGTGAGGTAGTATCTGGTGATCTGGAAGAAGATCTAACTGTATTAAGAGTAGAGAAAGGAAGTGATCTAAATATCCCTTTAAATCTAATCGAGACTTTAACTAGACGATTAGAACAAGCCTTCTTATCAGCAACAAGTGCTGTTAGGGACTCTGAAAGGACTACACTAGGTGAGATTAGATTCTTAGCTAGTGATCTTGAAGAGTCTCTAGGAGGTGTTTATTCAATATTAAGCCAAGAGTTCCAACTACCTTTAGCTAATGTTATGCTGAATAATATAGAGACTCAGGTAGATATGGAAGGGCTTGACCTAATTATTGTAACTGGTGTAGAAGCACTAGGACGTAATAACGATATTGAAAAACTTAGACAACTTAATGGTCTCCTTCAAGAGTTAGGAAGCCCTGAGCGAGTCTTAGAAAAAATGAATATTGATAACTATATCAACGATATAGCTAAGAACTTAGGGTTACCTGAAGGTAGGTACATAAAAGGTCAGGAGCAGTTACAAGCTGAACAACAACAAGCGGCTTCACAGCAACTAGAACAACAAGCGGCTACTAATATGGTAGATAACGCAACACAACAACAAGGATAATTAATGGCTAAAGAACAGACTAAAGAAGAACTCCCTAAGGTTAATGGAATGATCTCAAATGGAACAGCAGATCTTAAAGGCGAAGCTAAAGCTAAAGCTAGGGTAAAGAAGAATAAGAAGAAAGTAGTAGACGGTAAGAAAACTAAGTAATTAAACTAAAGGAGAGTATAATGGCAGGTAAATCACTACACACAATTAAACTAGAGCAGAGAGCTAAGAAGTCTAAAAAAGATAACATCATCACAGATATGGACTATGTTCTTAGAGATAAAAAAGATGATAAAGACTCTAAGAACTTTATTGATATGACACCTAAAGCAACTACACCTAAGGCTAAGAAGGCATCCTAATGGCTGATAATCCTTCCTTAACACCTGAACAACAACAGGTACAAGAACAAGCCTTAGCAAGACATCAAGAGTCTCAGGAGACAGCTAGGGAACAGGCTACTGGTGTTGCTGAAGGAGTACCTGAGGGATATAATCAAGACGGTACTCCTAAAGAGGAATTAATCTTAGGTAAGTTTAAGACACAAGAGGATCTGATTAAGGCTTATCAAGAAGCTGAAAGGAAGATCACTACAAATGAAGAAACACCTAAGGAAACTAATAATGACATTACTATTGATAACTCATCTAATGAGGAAGTTAAAGAAGAAAAGGTAGAACCTAAAGGACTATCTCAGGAAGACTTTAACGGATACTATCAAGAGTTTATAGATAATGGAACACTTAGTGAAGAGACTTATAAGAATTTAGAGAAACAAGGACTTCCTAAAGATGTTGTAGATGCTTATATATCAGGACAACAAGCTATTACTGATAATGCTAGGCAACAAGTACAACAAGTAGTAGGAGGTCAAGAAGCCTATACAGAACTTATTGAATGGGCTAAGGAGTCTCTAACAGACATTCAGAAGGAAGACTTTAACTCTAAGGTTACATCAGGTAATATAGAAGCGGCTAAAGAAGCCACTAACTACCTTGTGTACCTTAGACAACAAGCAGTAGGTAACACAAACCCTACAAGGATTCAAGGAGAGTCCTATAGTGGTAATCCTAATGCTCTTAAAGCATTCTCTGATAGAAATGAGTATGGTAAAGCAGTAGCTAATAGACTGTATGGTAAAGATGCTAAGTATACCAATATGGTAGATAAGCGTTACTTAGAGAGTAAGAAACAAGGGACTATTTAATAGTACTATAGGCTAGAGTAATACAAGGGATTTCCTCCTTTACCCTTGTACTAGCCTATTATTGATAAATGAGGAGAAGTTTTGATTTATGAGTAATTTAGCCCTAAAGCTACTTAGATGCGTTCGGAAGCTTATGGATAACTTTAAGAAATTAATAATAAACAATTAATAATAAACAAAACAAGGATATATAATGGCAATTAGCCCAGTAAATATTGGTAATAACTCAGGTACACGAGGTGTACCTACAGATATGGATAATGCCCTAGAGATCTACTCAGGGTTAGTATTAACAGCCTTTGATCGTAAGAACATGGGACTAGGTATGGTTAAGGTTAAGACTATTGAATCAGGTTCTTCTTATCCTTTTCCTGTTATTGCAAGATCGTTAGATAACTCTGATGTTGTCCGTACACACACACCCGGAACTGAGATTTCTACGAACGAGATTCCTGTAAAAGAACGTATCATTAATATTGATACCTTAGAGTATTATTCTTTAGCTATCAATAAGTTTGAAGAAAAGATCCTCCACTTTGAGACCCGAAGTGAGTTAGGAAAACAAGCAGGTGAGGCATTAGCAGAGACTATCGATAAAGATGTATTCTCTCAAGTTCTATTAGCTTCTCAAACATCAGGTATTATCGGTGGAGCTGTTATGCAACCTGATGGTTCTGAGGTAAATAATGATGTTATTGACTCAGGATCGGATGCAGAAGCTAAAGGTGATGCTATTTTAGAAGCACTATATGAAGCATCTACATTGATGACTGAGAAGAATGTCTCAGGAACTAAGTACTTTGTTACTACTCCTCGTAACTATAACTACCTCGTACAGTCTCAAAAGGCTGTTAATGGTGATTATACATCAGGTAATGGAGGGATTGACTCAGGAACAGTCCTTAAGGTAGCAGGTATCGACATCATGTGGTCTAACCACTTACCTGTTACGGATACTATTGCTAACGATACAGCAAACGGTGTAGAGACTGGTGTAGATGTTGGAGGAACTGATAAGAAGTTTCAAGGACTTCTATTTACAGAAGATTGTATAGGTGTTCTTAAGCTTATGGATATTACTTCAGAGTCTAACTACTTACCAAAACAGTTGGATACTTTATTAACCTCTTACTATTCTTATGGTATGGGTGTATTGAATCCGGGTGCATCTTGTGTTATTACAGGTGGTACACAAGCATAAAGTATTCTAGGAGACGTCCTAGAGTATCTTTATAGAGTCTTATAGATCTATAGGGTTCTATAAAGATATAAAACAATAAAGGAAACAAATGATACTTACAGATGGTGTTAATCAATGTTTAAGGGCTATAGGAGAAATAAAGATTCCTGATGGAGTAGATTTAGACTCTTTAGATCCACTGCATGAAGCAGTACAAATTAGAGATATAATTAATGAATTTAGTAAAGAAGCCCAGACAACTGGATGGTGGTTCAATAAAGAGGATTGGACGTTCATACCTGATGTGACTACTGGTAAGATCTCTATACCGGTTAATGTTTTATCTATTAGAGGGACTACTAGGAATGTTATATTACAAGGTAACAATTTATATGATGTAGATGAACAAACACTTATCTTTGAAGATGATGTAGTATGTGAAACAGTCTTTGAAAGAGATTTTGAACAAGCCCCTGAGAGCTTTGCTAAGTGGGTAGTCTTAAAGTCAGCTCAGGAAGCTCAATTTACCTTTAAGGGAGATACCTTTACGGATAAGAAACTAGAGCAGAGGATAAGAGAAGCTTATATAGTACTTGAAAGAGAACAACATAGAAATAAATCCTATAACTTAATCACTTCAAGTAGATTAGTAGATAGAGGGTCTAACCCTACTCCGGTGGCTTAAGATGCCTTTGGTTAATAAATTATTTCCTGCTTTCTATAATGGTATCTCAGAACAAGCAGATGAGTTGGTGTTAGATACACAATGTAGAGATATGGTTAATTGTATCCCTAGTATTATTACTGGGGTTAATAGACGTAATGGTACTACTTTTGTAGAAGACTTTAACGAAGTTTCTATAGCTTCTAATGTATTCCATACCTATGATAGAGGAGAAGGAAACGAACAATATGTTTTTGTTAAATCCTCATCTCCTACTAACCCTTTAAGGATATTTGATAAAGACGGAATAGAGAAAACAGTTAATTATATTAACGTAACAGAAGCTAATAACTACTTAGGAACTGTAGGAAACCTTAAGGCTCTTACGTTACAAGATAGAACCTTTATAGTGTCCTCAGATAAAACCGTAGGACAGACAACAGTAACAGCTGATGATAATGATTATCAAAAAGTAGCTTACTATTGGCTAAAGAGATCTTCTAATGATTCTAACAACCCTTACAACTATGCGGTATATTTAGATGGTAGTACCACATATCAAGCATCAGGAGATGATTCTCAAACAGTTGCTACTACATTAGCAGGGCTTATTAATGGAGACGCTGACTATACAGCTACTTCTTTAGGTTCTGTAATAGAGATAAGAAAAACAGATAATAGTGATTTTACTTTTAGTTTCTGGGATTCTTGGGGAACACAAGCATCTATAGGATTTAAAGGAATCGCTAGAAAACTTACAGATCTTCCTGCTGAGATGCCTTTTGATGATGTATATATTAAGATAACAGGTGATGATAGTAATGAGTTCAATAACTATTATGTTAAGTGGACTGGAGATAATTGGACTGAATGGAAAGACCCTACAAGCACTAGAGGTACTCTAAATAATATGCCTTTAAGAGTAGATAGGTTGGCTAATGGAGAGTTTGAAGTAGATACTTTACAATGGGAAACTCCTAATGTAGGAGACACAGATACTAATCCTGATCCTAGTTTCTATAATAGTACTATAACAGATATATTCTTTTATAAGAATAGATTAGGGTTTGCTTCAGGAGATAATGTAGTCCTCAGTGAGACAGGAGGTTATTATAACTTCTATATAGCTACAGTACTTAATGTACTAGATGATGATCCTATAGACGTAGCTATAGCTTCTACAACAGCCAGTAAGATATACCATGTAAAGCCTTTTCAAAGAGGTCTTTATATATTTACAGCTGATAGTCAGTTTGAATTAATATCTGAGGGAGCTTTAAGCCCTGCTTCAGTATCTATAGTTAATGTTAGTAGTTATTCTATGGATGTAAACGTAGAGCCTATAGTATCTGGAACAAGTCTTTATTTTATCAGTAAGACAAGTGATAGTAGATCTCAATTAAGAGAGTATCTAAAAGATGAAGATAGTTTAGTATCTAAAGGATTTGATACGACTTTAAATGTTCCTAACCTACTTCCTAGTATAGATAAGTTATTATTATCTAGCACATTAGGCTATGTTATAGCTTATAGTGAGACAGTTAAAGATACTCTTTATATATTTAAAGTAGAATCTACTGGTACTGAAAGAGTACAATCAGCTTGGATTAAGTTTAACTTTAGCTTTGATATAGAGAATATTTATATATTTGATAATAGTTTATACCTATATACTGAGGAAGGATCTACTACTAATATATTAAAACTAGATATACTTCCATTAGATAGTACTAAGTCTGATATTATAGACTCTGTAGGGTCTACAGTATCTTTTGAAAGTTACGTTAAACTACCTAGATTTATGCCTAAGTTATTAGAGATTAAGAGTCCTGTAGATAATGTTCAACTTAAGAACTTAAAGATTAAAGGCATAGGAAGCTTTATAGTAGATGTTAAGAGAATAGGTTATAATGTAACTTCTACAAAGACTTATGATAGTGGAAGCTTAAGGGATATGGGAGCTACTATACTAGCACGTAGTGATGACGTAGAAATAACAGTTAAGAACAATGGTAATAATAACTTTAGAATAGAATCATTATCTTTAAGTGGTTCTTATAGACAATCAAGTAGAGAGGTAAGATAATGGTAAGTGAAAAAAGGTTTAATGGTGATGGTGCTACAAGGATCTTTCCTTTAGAGTTTAAGATATTAGGAGAACAATTTATTAGGGTATATGTAGGAGGAACTCTAATATCTGATTTAACTACTTATGATATAGTTAATAACTCTGTGGTGTTTACAGAGGATAACATACCAGTAACCGGTACAGAAAACGTACAGATATATGTAGCTACTTCTGTAGGAGACTTAGGAGACCTTCCTAATACTCAAACTAATATAGATATAGTGGCTAATAATATAACAGCTATCAATAGTATTAATGATAATATGAGTGATGTTAACTATTTTGCTGATAGATACTTAGGTGATAAAGCTACAGATCCTACTACTAGAAATGATGGAAATGCTTTAGTAGTAGGAGACCTATATTATAATACTACTGATTTAGAGATGAGGGTGTATAATGGAACTATATTTGAACTCGCAGGGTCTGTTATTAGTGGTCTTATAGATATAACACCTTTTGTAGCCACACAGGATCAGACAGTGTTTACTGGTCTTACTTATGATGCTAACAGTGCTTCGTTAGTTACTAGAGCAGGTAATATATTAGTTCCTACAGTAGACTATACAGCTAATGATGGGAGTACCTTAACATTAACAACAGGGGCTAGAGCAGGAGATAATATTCTTTTCTTTGCCTTTGGTGCTTTTAACGGCAGTCTTTCAGACCTTCAAGCAGAAATAGATACTAATACAGCTAGTATAACTACTATTAATACTAATGGGGCTTTTAAGAATCAAGCTAATGTTTTCACAGAAGCTCAAAGAATAAATAGTAACTTAGGACTGAACACAGCTGATTATGGAAGTGGGACTGGGGTTTTAGGACTACTAGACGCTTCTGTACTGCCTACTACTAATCCTACTGGAGGGTTAATCCTTTATAGTGAAGGAGGAGTATTAAAGTATAGAAAACCTGATGGAAGTGTATTTGATTCTTCAGATAAACTACAGTTAGCTACTACTCAGGAAAACTTTGATATTAGCACAACAACAGCTGTAAGCCCTAGTATTTTATTTAATGATAATAGAGTAAGAGACTACATTATATACAATGAAACAGGGACTGTTAACACGTCATTAACACCTGGAAGTACCTATAAGATAAATTCAGGTCTTTTAGCTACAAATGAGACTAGGAATGGGCTTACGTTCCAACTAAAAGATAAGAATAATGCTAATCAAGCTACTTATACAGTAAACAACGATAAGTTTTTATTCCCTAGTAATCTGTATACACATAACCATAGTTATAAAACTTATATGCTTAGAATTATAAGCACCTTTGATAGGCCACTTGTAGGAAGTAATGAATCTACTATTATTCATATAAACCTAAGAAGAGAAGTAGACGACTCTCTAGTATCCTCAAAGGACATAGTATATCACAACGTATCAGCAAACACAGCTGATGTTAAGACTAGAGAGTTTACTACATTTGTAGGAGGGGAAACAGACCCTTATGTAGTTGATGGGATGTATGTAGAAATAGAAAATGATTCGGACTCAGACACTAACATAACTGTTGTTTCGGCTAATGTTAGAATTTGGGCTATATAGGAGGACTAATGAGTAATACAACAGATAGGATAGATAATACAGTCCATACAGATGGTAGTGGATTAGGTAATGAAATAAGTACATTAGTTTCTACTATATCGTTACAAGGAGCTAATGGCATTATCAGTGGTACTGTTATAGCTAATGGTAGTAATCAACCAGAAGTTAATGGATTAGCTATAGGAGCTAATGGAAATAATACAACTAAAGGTTTTAATAACTTTAACCAGTCTTTTACTAATCAAGCATATACAACTACTTTACCAGATGGGGATAGTTGGTTATATTGCGATAATACTGGAACATTAGGGGTTACACAAAGTCTTCCTCAGTTTAATGGTAAAGATGCTACTAATTACCCTAATAGTGATTATTATGATTTATCTACAAATGAATGGAAAAATAGTAGTGATGTAGTATATGCAAACGGAAGATCTTATTTAGCTAAGATCGTAGGGGTTTCTAGTGGAGTGCCTACAAGTGTTGAGCAACTAGATTATACCCCACTAGGGATAACCGATAGTTTTAAATTAGACTCTAATAAAGCTCTTGTAACTAATCAAGGAAATATTCCTAAAAATGTAGCCACCGCTTGGGTCAAGTTTGATGGAACTACTACTCCTCCTACTATTATAGATAGTTATAATATAAGTAGTGTTAGCAGAACGTCCACTGGGCTTTATGTGGTATCTCCTGAAACCCCGTTCAGTAATTCTAATTATAGTACAAGTACTGGAGGGTCTCGTACTGGAACAGATACATCAGGATGGATTCATATATATGATGAGACAGTTAACGATTTTACAGTTTATACCACCTATATTAATGGAGCAGCTACAAATTGGACTGATATAAGCATTCAAGTTTTTGGAGGTAAAGATTAATGAGCGGATATGGTAAAGTAAATATAAACGGTTACTTAGAAAGTAGCCAAGTATGGTGGAATGGTTTTGTTAGTTTAGATAAATTTGCTAAAGATGGCGATAATAACCATTATGAATATTATAATTTAACCCCAGATGAAAACGGTATTTTTCAACCTGATTATAATGCTATAAAGTCTAAGCTAATAGAAGAGTTTGAAGCTTATTACGATGGAGAAGGTTTTAGAACTCTTACTGTAAACGGTTATCCTATATTAAACTACTCAGGGTTTAGAAGCTTT